CGTTAATCTCCAGCACCTGCACGCCGTGATGATAGTCACTCATCCGTTTAACTCCGTGGTTAATGGGTGAGTGGTATTTTCAGTTGTGCCGGAGATGTCAGGCTATTTGTCCCGGTTGGCTAAGGGATGACACAATTTATTCTTTGTCGCTGATGAGGGGAATTTTTTATAGAGCGTGGACAGGCCAATATCAAAAATCAGCGCCACGCGTTGACGAGATTCCCCCGCAGCCAGCAACCGTCCGACCTGCTCCCACTCACTCGCGGTGAGTTTCGGACGTCTGCCACCAATACGACCTTTGGCTCTGGCCGCTTCCAGTCCGGCGCGTGTCCGCTCGACAATGAGTTCTCGCTCCATTTCAGCCAGGGCACCCATCACATGAAAGAAAAAACGCCCCATCGGCGTGCTGGTATCAATAGCATCCGTCAGGCTGCGAAAATTAATGCCACGTTCGCGCAGTTCCTCAACTAGAATGACCAGATGCCGCATACTACGCCCCAGCCGGTCCAGCTTCCAGACTACCAGTGTATCCCCATCCGATAATGTCCTGAGCAGTTTTTTCAGTCCCGGCCTGTCGGACTTCGTGCCGCTGATTTTGTCCTCAAAAATCCGCTCACATCCCGCGCATTCCAGCGCGTTACGCTGCAATTCCGTGTTCTGGTCATTTGTTGATACGCGGACATAGCCAATAAGCATGATGGATCCCCTGAATAAAAACCGGAGATGATGCCAGTTAGCCGTTATCTCTGCATTTTCATAAACGTTGGTTTGGGAGAAGGCTCTGCATTACCTGTTGGGGTGCCTGTTCCGTGGCCCTCAGCCACTCCGCCAACAGGCTGGCTGAAATGCAACGGAGCAGCTTTTTCTGCTGAAGAATACCCGGAACTGGCAAAGGCTTACCCGACAAATAAATTGCCTGATTTACGCGGTGAATTTATTCGTGGCTGGGATGATGGGCGTAGTGCGGATGCGGGGAGAACAATATTATCAGCTCAGGGCGATGCCATACGTAATATCTATGGTGAGTTCAAGACTGTAAACACCGAAAATTATTCAATATGGGAATCAGCAGGCTCTTTTAAGGGGGCAGTGGTGCCTTTGAACCCCTCAACGAACAATAGTTATTTCTCCTTAATCAGAAGTATGGTGACAGAAAGAACAGATGGCGCTGTTTACCCAAAAGTGATTGGCCTTGATGCTTCAAGAATTGTTCCAACTGCAAACGAAAACCGTCCTCGTAACATTGCCTTTAATTATATCGTGAGGGCTGCCTGATGAATAAAGCCGTATTAAATAACGAACTCATTGCCATAAAAGCGGGAGTCATTACCATTTATAATTATGATGGTGAAACACGGGAATATATTTCCACATCAACTGAATATCTTGCGGTTGGCGTCGGTATCCCGGCATGTTCTTGTTTAGATACACCAGTTACACATAAAGCTGGTTATGCAATCTGCCGTTCTGCAGATTTTAACTCATGGGAATATGTGCCAGACCATCGCGGTGAAATCATCTATAGCACCGAAACAGGAGAATCGAAAGAAATCACAGCTCCGGGTGATTATCCTGAAAATACAACCACTATCGCCCCGTTAACGCCATACGATAAATGGGATGGTGAGAAATGGGTGACCGATACTGAGGCACAGCATAGCGCCGCAGTAGGCGCGGCAGAAGCACAGCGTCAGTCACTGATTGATACTGCAATGGCTTCCATTAGTCTGATTCAACTGAAATTGCAGGCCGGGCGGAAGCTGATGCAGACAGAAAACACCCGACTTAACGCTGTGCTGGATTATATTGACGCGGTGACGGCAACAGATACCAGCACAGCGCCGGACGTCATCTGGCCTGAACTGCCGGAGGCGTAGGCCATTCAATATCTGGAGCGCTGGAGATATCAACCAGTTCCAGTGCGTCCAGATAATCCAGCCATAAATTATATTGTTCCAGCTCGTCACCTTTCAGACGACCAATAGCAGCTTTGCCAGGCCACTGATGGGTATTGATGTAGGTATTGACTTCTGAAACCAAAGATATTTTTTTCATTTCAGCCGCCAGCACCTCATCCTCTTTTGAAGGCGGTGGGGAATTAATCCATACTGGTCGTCCTGAACTGTCAGCGCCAATTTCTTTCCCTTCTGGATGCAGCCCAAGAAATTGCTCATATGTTTCTCTGGTAATTTCAATAACATCATCAGGAAGCGTTCCCGCATCCTCATATTCTGGAAACAATTCTTGCAGATAAAAACTTTTACTTCCGGGTGAAAAGAATACTGAGTTCATTCTTACCGTCCAATGATTAACGCTGAGACGCTGGTATCTGAAGGAAAGGCTGCATTCAGTGGTTTGTCGACTTTGAACACAATCGTATTATTCCCCCTGACAGCGGCAAAAGAACAAACCGCCGTCGCGTATGAACCTGTAATATTACTGGATACACCACCATAAGCTGTTGTTGATACCAGAGGGATAACGCCCAGCACCTTATTAGGAAATACAAAGGGCAATGTGGCTGTGGCAATATAAGACTTATTAGAACCTGTAATGGCATAAGCATTATCAGTCATTCCATTCATCGCCACTGGACCGCTTATACTTACAGTAACCATCTGAATGATTAGCCCGTCAGGTTGACGAATCACAAAATTTCCATTGCCACCAGTAACCGTCCAGAAAGACATATCAGGGATTTGGTTTTCCCCGTTGCCCACATTTCGTTTTGCCGCTTCTCCCAAACCAAGGTATGCGAGAAGACCGGCAACATCCTTTCCACTCAAATGAGTCAGCGTATTGTCCAGCGGTTGTTTACCTGCCAGCGCATTGTTAATGGTGGTGCTGAATTTCGGGTCATTGTTAATGGCTGCGGCAATTTCTTTCAGTGTATCCAGCGTGGCAGGCGCACCGTTAATCAGAGCGGTAATAGCCGCCTGAACAAACGCAGTGGTCGCAATCCGCGTGGTGTTATTTCCTGCAGCAGGCGTCGGCGCTTTTGGTTCTCCGGTAAATGTCGGATTATGTTTCTGTGCATACTGGGTATGAGGATCCTGTGCGGCAATATGGTTTCTCATTTGGTCATCCACATACAGCCTTAATTCCAGGACTTCATCATCCACGTATTTACGGGTCGCCAGTACCACCGACGGGTCGATTTTCAGCGTGATAGCTTCGGTATTCGTGACAACCAGAATCATGCGGATAGTCTGGGTACGACCACTGCCTTCCTGCAACTGCGGTTTGTACGTTTCCGGGCAGTTCGCCACCGCAATGAGTACGCCTTCATCATCATAAAGCCCAATCTCACGGATCCAGAATCCGCCCTCGTTCTCAGGGATGATTTGCTCCGCAATAATCTGGCTCTGGTTGTTCGGGTCAACACTCAGAAGATTCAGCGGTGCAATGCGTTTCTGATTAATCAGTTTTGTCTGTGCCGGGTCTGGTGTCGGCAAGATACCATTCGCATCACCAACGGCCATTTGCGTCAGATTCAGCTTACTGCCGAGCATCGTCGCGTTAGCCAGCCGTGCTGCGCCCTGATTAGTCAGAATGGCGTAGTATTTCACTGTCATGCGTTTACTCTCAGGTTATCAATTAAATGAATGGCCGAGGCCGGGAAATAATCCCCTCCGACAATAATGGCCTCCGGGGTGTAGGGATAAACCGTCAGGGCGTCACCGTGATAGCATCCCGCACCGGCAAAAATGTTGCCGGTTGTACTTAAACTGATAGCCAGTCCCGTCAGATGGCGGCTCGCCGGTTTTGCATCAGCAACGAGGCGCTCCAGCTCCTGATACATTTCCTCGGTAATACCCTGCTCAAGCACGCCAACAACGATGCGGAACGTCCCCGGCTCCTCGTTGAGCTGCCACCACTCCCTCACCTCAATCAGATATCCGAGCGGCTCCACCACACGGCGAATCGCACCAATAGTGCCCTTATGGCAGTGAATGAAATACGCATCGCGGATAACAGCGCGTTTTGTCGCTTCCGGCCACTTATCATCCCAGCGGTCAACCGAAAATGACCACGCCAGCCACGGCAGCAGATTTGCCGGACAGGTATCCGGGTTCCACAGCTCACGAATACTGACCGGCGTTTTTTCAATTTCCGCACAGGCTTTTGCGGCGGCGACTTCAAGCGGTGATGAGCCGGTCGGCAGCAGGCGCGAATCACTCATCCGAGCCTCCAGTCACGACGCGGTATTCAGTACAGAAAGACGCCTGCGTACTGTTGAGCACGATGTCAGCCAGAGGTGCAGTCAGTTCGACACGCTGCACGCCTTCCACATGCAAAGCGGCATAAATGGCAGACAGACGGATGTCGCGCCCAAGCCGGTGCTGTGCCGTGATGTACGCTTCCAGTTTTTTCACGGCAGCAGCGCGGATGGGTTCGCTTTCGGGACCTGGGTAAAGGTAAAGCGTGGCGTTTATCTGATATTCAACAATGGCGGCAGACTGCACGGTCACGCGGTCGGCCACCGGCCTGACGTCCTCGCCATTAAGGGCGTTACGCACCACGGCCAGCAGGTCTTCGGATGCGACGCCGTTATTTTCACGTGACAGCACAGAGATGGTGACGCAGGCCGGAGACGGACTGGTGACAGAGATATCTGCGACGCGCCCGTCGGCACTGCGACCATGATACTGATAGGCTCCCACCGACCCGGCGACGCTTAAGCCCTCAAACGCCTGCTGAATACGCAGACGATAATCGGTGTCAGACTCCATCACTGCCGGTGTCGGCGGGATAGTCGAATCATCTGCCGGGGTGATAATCAGGCGCGTGGTGTTGTAATTGGCACCAATCACATCAAGGTCATTACCGGCGGCACAAGCCAGCATCACCGCCCGTGCGGCCTCATTCACACGCTGACGCCAGATAAGCTCACGATAAGCATTTTCCTCCAGCAGTTTGACGAGAGGCTCAGATTCCAGCGTCAGGGTACGGGCGACCGCCTCCTGCTGGTCTTCCGGGTAAAGGGAAATCAGTGTCGCCTTGCGTTCGGCAAGAATGGTTTCAAAGTCCAGCTCCTCGACCACATCCGGTGCGGGTAGCTGGTTCAGGTCGATAATCGGCATGGTTTCAACTCACATGGATGGTTAACGAAAGTGGCTGGCCGGTGTCGTTGTGCTGACCGGTTAACGTGACCGTCATTCGCCCGTCAAAACTGCGCGCCGTGGTGACGGATGACAGGGTGACGCGGGGTTCCCATTTCAGCACGGCCATGTAACAGGCGACCTTAATCTGCAACTCAAGCGCCGGGGTCTGCGGCTGGTCAATCATTGACGCCAGCAACGAGCCGTAATCACGACGCATCACCCGTGAGCCGACCGGCGTGCGCAGGATATCGCCGATACCCTGGCTGATATGCTCAAGGTCAGAGACAGTCAGGCCATCACTGCGATTCATTCCGAGATAACGCGCTGTCATAGAGGACTCCCGGTTGTGCCGCCGCTGTCGCCGGGGTGTTTATGGGTATGCAGTACCTTCCCGTTTGATGAGAGTTCACCGCCGGTGTGTTCAATGTTGCCGCGCATCGTCCCGCCCTTCTGCACTTCCAGCGTGCCGGTGATCAGCTTGTTTGTGCAGACCACCTCCGGCGTGTCCAGAGTGACGCGGGTTGATGCTTTCACCATGACCACCGGCACCGTGGCAGTAACAGAATCAGAAGCCGTCACGCTGGCCGTTTTAATTCCGCTTACCGTGAGTGCACTGGTTTCGGGTTCATACTCAATCACCGCCCCGTCAGGGAAACGGATATGCAGGGCATCAGCCGACGCAGACGGCGCAGGGTTATCGCCGGAATAAATCCCCGGCAGAACAAACGCCGTGTCGAGTTCGCCGCCCACGGACAGAATCAGCACCTGTTCCCCCACGGAAGGTGCCCACCATGTGCGCGAACGCCCGGCGCGATGGGTCAGCCACTGAAGCCAGTCGGTGCACATGCCGCCGGTCTGCACACGGCAGCGACTGGCGTTAAGGTCGGTTTCGACGACAAGGCCGGTACGAATCATGTTGCGCAGTGCGCGCGCGAGTTCCTGAATATTTGCGAGAGTGTTCATAACGGGAAGGATGCCGCTGGATGATACCAGCAGCAATCATGGAGGATTCTGTCAGCTGTGATACAACATAATAAATATTAGTTGTAGCACTTCTCTATAATCTTCATACACTCCTCATGAGCTAAATCATGGCTGTCAAATTCTTTATTAAAAAAGAAGAAAAACGCCTTCTTAACCTGAGGCATTTCAATAAAAATAAATTCATCAACCTTATGAAAGAAATGAAAACTCTTGTTTGATGTTTCAAAAACCATCAAAGAATTATGTTTTTTATCCTTCCATTTCGACATCAGATTGCGTCGCGATTTTCTTATAATCCTGAAGACATCCTCCGGTGTCGTATCGACATTCCCCCAAAACATTGCAACCGGGAAGTTTGCAAGGAAAGGGATATAATCCCCCCCTTTATACCTGAGAAAGCGGGTCCGTAAATCCATTAATTGCAACTTAAAGCCCATGTATTGCAACCACCATATGATGCAGTCATATTCATAATCTGTTAACTCATCGCCCCTCTTTTCCGTAAGAAATTTCTTCAGGTTATACTCAAACGCTCCCAGCAAATCAGAATTGCACACTCTGCATGCTGGTACAGTAGCTTTAATGTAATGAGTTGACTGATTATTCTTTTTATTAATTAAAGATTTTTCAGCATTTGACTCAAAGGCCCACTGAGGAATAATGTGCTCACGAGTAATATCGTCAGAACTCCCGCATAACACACATATATCAGCATTATGGTCAGCAATAATACAATCCATAACTTTCTTTTGAGAATGCTTTACTCTTTTTCTCAAAATGGAAAACTTTTTATCCACAAACACCCGTCTCATATAACATCTTTCGATAGAATCACTAATAACTCCCTTTCTATCAATTGTATAGATTCCTTGTCAAAACCAAATAACTCACGAACAGGATATTCCACCACAGCACTATTACGCCCCGGCTTATCCCTAAGCCCTAATTGATGTACTCGCGCAATTCGTTGTACTCCGCTGGCAAACGCCACCACCGCCGCACTCTCGCTACCTGTTGCTTTCATAAACCGGTTAGTGCGTAATTTCACAAACATTTCCCGCTTTATCCGGCCTTTCTTATTTCGTACTGGTTGGTTTTTTCTCGGTACATACGGCGTACCATCCGGGGCTTTTTGTAATTTAATTCGCTGCTGCTGGCGCTGGCGCAGCTTCTTCGCAATATCTACCGCCAGTCGCCGACGCCCTGACGGTGACAGCGACTCAATCAGTCCGGTCAGCCGGTCTTCAAAACGCTTAAACTCATTCATCCCACTTGCTCACCAGTTCGCCATTGATATAAAGCTCCATCGGGCGGTTGACCGGCTCCGGCGGCGGGGGTTCCGGGATATTCTTCACATGCAGCGCGCCGTCCACCTCACTGACCAGCGTGCGCTCGGTCAGCATCAGGCTGATACTGATATCAAAGCTGCTGTCATTGTTGATGTCTGCATAAAATGTGAAGCCCTTTTTCTGGCCTGCGTCGGTGGTCATGATGTCGGGCTGATTTTCCCGCAGCCACGCCAGCACCGGCACAATGAGCAGGTCAAAATCACCGGTAAAGTCGGTCACAATGACATTGAGCGTGTAACGCTTTTCGAATGACAGCGACGTCGCCAGTGTGGAGGCAATACTCCCGTTATCCACGAATATCCGCAGCATATCGGGGTTAGTTTTCAGCACCGTGACGGCATCAGTCAGCGCCCTGCGCAGGCTGTCGGGTTTGAGCATCGTTTTCGTCCTGACAGTGTTTAATCATTTTTACCTGGCTGGCACAGCGTGCCAGCGCGTTCTCAAGCTGCCGGATATCGGCACTTAAATCGCCGTTCGTCTGCGGGTCACTGCCCGGCATCGGGCAAAGACTCACTTTCGGGCAGGCGTTGTGGACAATCACTGGCGTCTGCGCAGGCCGGGCGCTGGTGCAACCGGCGCACAGCATCAGGCAGGTCAGCACCGTACCAGCGGCGGAAATCTTCGTTTTCATTCAGTAACCTCGTGATGGTTTTCTCGCGCTGTGCTTCACGCTTCGCGGCGTTCTCCAGCTCCTGACGCAGTGCCACCTGCGCCAGCTCGTTTTTGTCTGCCCTGGTGAGCGCAACATGAAGCTGATTTTTCAGCATGGTGATGGTCGTCTGCTGTTCACTGGCGACGTTGTTCGCCCTGTCCAGCGAGGCGCGCAGGCTGGCATTTTTATGTTTCACCAGAAACAGACCGGCCACCGCCAGTGATAACAACACAACCAGCACAGTCATCAGCTTTGACATGGTTCCCGCCCCTCAAAACGCTGACGGCAGGCCGTACGTATCAGCCGGAAAAACAGCGACGCCACAAGATAAATCAGCGCAGTAAAAATCCACCCGGCAGCGACCAGCGAGATAAACGTCGCCACCATCACTACCAGAGCCACTGACCGCCTGCGCCACGGCACCGGCTGCAAAAACAGCGCCGTGACAATCTTCACGGCCAGCGATTCCGGCGGCAGCTCCCGCCCGTAGCGTTCCAGCACATACTCAGTGGCATACACGCCGACACCACCGGCAACCACACAGATAACCGTCGCCAGAATCGCCCAGGCAGCGACAAAATTGACGGCCACGCTCTGCGGGTAAATCAGGGACAGTGCCAGCATCAGCGCCAGCGACACGTTCAGCATCAGTGAAAGGGATAATTTCTTCATGGTGTTTACTCCGTTTAAGCCGGTACGCCGCCAGCGGTACGCCAGACGGTGACCAGTTTTTCCAGTGAATGCTCACGCTGACCGTAACCGGCACCCGGCAGGGACGCCCAGATATTGCGACAGCGTGAAATGGCGCGCTCAATGCGTCCCGCCCGGATGTCATCCAG